CTTAATTGGGCAAGGCGGTTGATACCGCTCTTGGTAATAACAGTGTATTAGACGTTGGCGTCCTGGAGAGGATGCCGAATTCTAAGCTGCCCGTGTTCTTACACGGGCTGCTAAAACACTTGTTTGAACCTGATGGGACCGCCACTCAGAGCCATTCGAAACGGCTCCAAGCGGACTGTCTACGTGTATTCCGACAACTTGTTTACAGTTTCTACAAGTTGAGACTGCCTTATGCGAAAGAAGAAAACGAAAGCGTTATCAAGTCGTTCGTACAGGCGGACGCGGGGCTGGTCGAGTCCGATAAGGATATCGACGGCCACACTGATACTGTCCTTCACATTGCCCGAAATTTGGCAACTAGTGTGTTGGGTAACCTCCCTTGGCGTGAAATTACTCCACGCCACGGTCCAGGAGCTGTCTCGACTGGTGAAAATCATATAGATAAAACGGCTTTCCGCCATATCTATGTGAAGTTGGACAAGGTATTCCCTTATACGGAGTATTTTATGTTTAACTTAAACCACGTCGTTGACGACTGTATCAGGATACAGCGACTAACCTTAGTAAACAGAGCCACGGCGAAAGTCGTGCTCGTTGAGAAGGATAGTCGTGGACCGCGTCTTATATCTAGTGAGCCCGCAGGCTACCAATGGATCCAACAGGGTCTGGCTCAACTAATCGTTGATCAGATTCAGAGGCACCGATTGTCGAAAGGTCAGGTTAATTTCACTGACCAAACGATTAATCGTCGCCTCGCTTTAGAAGGATCCAAAAGTGGCAAGTGGGTCACCTTGGACATGAAGGAAGCTAGTGATCGGGTCTCGCTTAAGCTGGTGCAAACCATCTTTCGCGATTGCCCGGTACTAGAAGGGCTGGAAGCAGCTCGGACGAGTTCTACCCGTCTTCCCGATGGGACAGTAATTAGACTTAACAAGTTCGCTCCGATGGGATCAGCGTTATGCTTTCCCGTAGAAGCGTTCGTGTTTTGGTCGTTAGCTGTCGCTACACTCATCGTACACCATGGCTACACGCAAAATCAAGCGTGTAGAGTCGTGTACGTGTATGGAGATGACCTAATTGTGCGTCCCGAAGTCTATGGGACGCTCATCCAGACAATGGAGAGGTATGGACTAAAGTTCAACCTCGCCAAATGCTGTACTGCAGGATTCTTCCGAGAGTCCTGCGGGTGCGATGCCTTCAAAGGCTTCGATGTCACACCCACCCGTTTGCGGGCAGTTTTCCCGTCATCTCGTGTTTACGACCCCGATGTGCTGATGGGGTATGTTGCGTTCCATAACGCGATGTATCTCAAACAGTATTATCGTTCATGTCATTACCTCGCCACTCTCATTAGGGGGACTTACGGTTACATACCGTATCAGCTCCCTGACGAGAGGTTAATGGTTGGGTGGTCGAAAGGCCGCTCAATCACGTACGATTGCGATACAGAGTCTTTCCAGACGAATGTCTGCGACGATGTAGAGCAATTATCCGCGAGCCTTGCTACATGGAATCATGATAAACTATTGCACCCCTCCATAGGGGCTGGTCTTAGGGAGTACCGACGGTTTTTCCGCAAGGATAAAACTACCGGTGCTTGGCTTATCAAAAAGTGGGGCGTTCGGATTAAACCGACTGCAACCACTCATGAAGGTTATCCTGAGATGCTACGCCGCACTTGTTGCGGCAATAGTAAATCTAAGGGTCAGTACGCTCTCCGGGGTAGCGCAGGCTTACAACTCCGGTGGACCCCACACGTGGTAACACGGTGGGGCACTCCAAACACTGAC